TCGCCGCGCTCGGCAGCGTCACGGACGTGGTCTTGCGGGTCGCGCTGGTCTCAATCCACGCGAGGGTGGCGACGTCGGCCGCGTCGGTGAGGTTGTGCAGCGTGAGCGTGCCCGTGACGCCGCTCACGACCTGCCCGATTGCGTCGAGGGTGAGCACCGTGGTCTTGCCCGTGATCGCGTAGTCGGCCGGCGCGAAGTACGCGCCTCCGATGGCGACATCGACCGTCGAAACCGTGCTGGCGTAGGGCGCGAGCGGGATGAGCTGCAGGGCGCTAGGCACGCCGAGGACCGCGCGCACATCGCCCGGTGCCGCGCTCGCGAGCTGCGCGCCGCCCGCGCCGTCGCCGACGAGCCAATCGCCGCTCGCGGCTGTCTCGGTCGCCTCGCCGGTCGCGCCCTCGAGCAGCGTCGCGACCGGCAGCGCGAGGCCCTCGCCCGTCGTCTGATCGAGAATGATCGCCTTGCCGCGGTTGGCGAAGTCGAGCAGGACGTCGTCGGGCGTGTCGGGGAGGGACGCGCCGCTGGCGCCGCCGTAGCTTGCGGGCATCTCACTCCCTCCCGTACGCGGTGACGCGACAGGTGCCGACGCCCGCCGCCGTGGCCTTCACGCGGATGCGCGACGCGGCGAGGTTGGTCAGCTCGATGGGGCGCGAGGTGCTCCCCGCAGCGAGGGGCGCGATGGTGAGCGCGTACTCGCCCCATTCGCCGTTGCCCGCGTCCGCTTCGACGCTCACCGCGGTGAGGTTCTGCCCCGCGGGCGTGAGCAGGATCATCACGTCCACGACGCTGCTCACGTCGAGCTCCACGAGCACGCCGCTGGAGCCGCTGGTCGCGACCGAGGTGGTGGTGAGTAGTCGCTTCGACGCCATGCGCGGGTGCTCCTGTCAAGAGGGGTCCGCGGGAGGCTAACGCGCGTGACAGGATATGTCCATTCGCGCGCGGGTTGTGCGGTGGTTTCAGAGTGTTAGGGCGCGCACGCCTCCATCACCGCGATGGCGGCGATCCACAGCACCGCGGGGCTTGCGCTGACCTTGGCCTCGATGGTGGTCTCGTCGGCGCCCGAGAGGTGCGCCGCGGTCACCCACGCGCTCCACGTCCACGAGGCCGTGTAGGCTAGCGATGCCGTCGCCCACGGCCCCCCGGTCGCGCCCGTGTTGATGCGCACCTGTCCCGTCTCGGTGGTGCCGCCCGTCATGCGGTAGAGCACGCGGAACCGGATCGGCACGTCAGCGCCAGGCGTCGGGAGCGCGCGGGCGATGGTGCGGAAGTGCCCCACGCTCCCGCCCTCATCGAGCAGGCTCACGGCGCCGTAACTGGTCGACGCGCACGAGGGCGTCTCGGTGCTGTCGGCGACCTGCTGCCGCCACGCCGTCGAGAGGATCGTGCGCTGCTGCGTCACGGCGTAATCGTCCTGGGTGATGAGCTGCTCGCAGCCGAGGGGCGTGTCGACGATCTCGCGGTCCCTGCTGTAGTTCCCAACGAGCACGCCGCGGCCTGGGACGTCGTCGTCGATGGCGAAGCCGGGCACCTCCCAGGCGCTCAAGACTTGGACCTGCGCGCCGCCCGCAATGGTCACGACCACCGTGATGGACCAGTCGCTCCCGGCCGTCAGGTCATCGTCCACGTCGTCGAGGTCGACGTAGCCCGTGACGTGCAGCCCGTCGTGCCTGCCCCCGAGGTACGCCAGCGGCGACACGTGCGTCTCCCCCTTCCAACCGCGGGGGAGCTTCGACGACGAGCTCGCGAGGGTGTTGGTCCCGTCCGAGAGCGTGAGGTCGAGCGTCACCGTGTCGGTGCCCGGGGTCGTGACGGGCGCGGTCGCCGCGATGATCGCGCGCACGCAGAGGTAACGCGCCTGCGCCGTGCGCGTGTAGCTCCAGGTGAACGTGCCGGTGTCGAGGATCTCCGACGTGCCGAAGCGTCCCGCGTGGTCGTCCAGGCTCGCGCCGTTGATGCAGTCGGCGTGCTGCAGCATCTCCGCCGCCGTTGGCGGGACGCCGATGCGCGGGCTCTGCTCGGGGATCGTCGGGCGCCCGCGGTTCTGGTGCTGAATCTGCGTCATCTCACGTCCCGTTCGTGCCCGCGAGGTGCACGCTGATGTTCACGACCTGCCCGCGCGTGCCCACGGTGTCGATGTCCGAGGAGCAGTACGCGCCGAAGAACAGCCGCGCGTATCGCAGGCGCCCGCGCTGGTAGTTGTCGGGGAGCGCGCTCGCGCCCGCCGCGGGGCGCATGTCGACCTCGAGGGTGTTCGTTTCCGTGAGGGGCAGCGTCAGCGTCAGGTCGGCCCATGTCGCGCTCGTGGTCGTGGACTGCGCCGTCCCCACGGTCTGCGCCGCGTGTGGCCCGCCCGTGCCCGCGCTCGCGCCGAGGACCACGCCGAGGGTGTAGCCGCCCGCGACCTTCCACCGGGCGCGCAGAACCACCGTGCCGAAGGGCGCAATCACCGTGGGCGACGTCTCGCCGAGCACGGCCGGGTGGAACCAGTGCACGCCGAAGTCGAGGAACGAGCCCCCGGTCTTGCGCGTGTAGATCACCGGGATCTGCTGCACCGCGGGCGGGTCGGTGAACGACGTGCCGCCGATCGCCGGCCGGTAGATCCCCCGAAAGCCGTTGTGCTCCGCGAGGTGCCGCGATGCGTTGGCCTGCGCGAGGAATACCGCGCTCTGCCGCAGGATCGTCCACCGCCCGGCGTCGAGGGGCTCGCCCGCGTCACCCCAGGAGCCCGAGCCTGCGGGCGGGTGGGGGAGGTATTTCCCGAGCACGCTCATGGTGGACAGGATATGTCACAGCGGGGCAGAGGGCCAAATCGTGTGACCGCCCGGGGACGTCGACGTAGGGTCACGCGCACCGGAGGTGCCCCCATGACCCGACTCGCCGCCCTGCTCGCCACGCTGACCCTGCTCGTCGCCTGCAACAGCGGCCCGCTCCAGTGGGCGGACACCGAGCAGTGGGCTCACACGTCGCGGGTCGTTTCGTGCGTTGGACTCCCCGCGGGGATGTGCTCCACACTGACTCAGCGCATTGAGGGCTTCGAGCGTTCCCTCTCGCGGTCGTCTCCCTCCATGAGCATCACGTCGAGCTGCTTCGCGCAGGTGAACGTGACGACGGGCGCAATCGTCGCGAGCGACTCCCGTTTCAACACGTGCCGCGTCGCCACCGACCCCGCAGCCAGCCGCGTAGTCTACACGGGAGATTTGGCGTTTCGCTCTGGCGAGTCGCAGGGCGGCGCGGTGTCCATCGTGGTCCGCACGACGTGGACCGTCAGAGCCTCATGGTTCGACGACACGGCCCAGGACGCCGTGGGCGCCATCGACGTTGTGACTACTGCATTCCCTCGGCGCTAAACCCACGTCCGCGCCGGATCGCCCGTGCTCAAGGTCACGCTGGACCCGTCGGCCACGTAGACGTAGCGCCGCTGCGCCGTGAGGCTGTTCGCGTGCGTCTCGGGGATCAGCAACACCTTGCCGTAGCTCGAGGTCGCGAGCGTCTCCCACGACGCCCCGGGCGACGCCGTCAGCGTCACCGTGCCCGCGCCCGCGTCGACGCTCAAGACCTCCACCGACAGCGGCGTCGCCGGCGAGCGGTTGCCCACCTCGACCAGCCGCATCTTGTGCCCCGGCGAGAGTGACTCAAGGCCGAAGTCCGTGCGCAGAGCCCCCGTCGCGGTGTACTCCGTGCCGAAGCCTGCGGGGCCCGTCGGGTAGGGGTTGTCGAGGGTGAGCACCGCGCCGGAGATGGTGTTCACGGCGTACGCAGGCGCCCACCCGGCCCGAGCAGGCGCCACCCGCAGCATGAGGTCCACCCGGCCGGTGGTGTAGGACTTGCGCCACCCCACGACCACGCCGCGCCCGCTGATCCCGCGCGTGCCCGTGCCCGAGGGCAGCAGCCACTCGTCCAGGGCGATCACGTCGCCGACCTCGACGTCGGCCGCGCGCAGGTCCGTCGGCACCGTCACGAGGCGGTAAGGCCGGGTCCAGGGCGTGAGCAGGGAGAGCGCGATGTTTTCGACGGCGGTGCGGATCGAGGGGCTCGTGCGCGGGTCCTCGCCGCCGCGCATCGCGCCCTCGGCCACGCGCGCGGTGATCTCCGCGCCCGCGCCGCTCTCACTGATCGCCGTGGCGTCGATCACCCGCAGGTAGTTGGGTTTCTCGACGTTGTGCGGCGGGAGGATCAGCTTCACCGACGAGATGATCCCGTCGCGCACCTCGCGCATCGTCGGGAGCTGCCCCCGGCGAAGGTCGGCCTGCCCGATGGTGCGCGTCGCCGTCTCCGTGGTCGACGGCTCGCGGATGCGCGCGACGGAGATGCGCGCGCGCCAGGTGCAGAGCATCAACCCGGAGAGCGTGGCCTCGTCGCGCAGCGCGCGCAGCGGGGGCTCTTCGGGCGCGATCCAGTACGTGCGCTCCCAGTTCCAAGGCTGCGAGTTCCCGGCGACGCTCTCGATGCGGTCCCACGCGAGCGAATCCTGCACGTGGTCGAGGCCGCGCAGGGTGTCGATGCTCTCGATGACGCCGTAGCGGATCGCGTCCCACCACCCCGCCGTGCGTGCGTTGATCTGCACGTACAGGCGCAGCGGCGCGCGTGTGGGCTTCGTGAGCAGGATCTCCGCGCCGAACGCGCGCTCCCCCGCGAGAGTGCCCGTGATCGCGAGGCCGCGGTGGTCGAAGGCGGTCACGCCCGTGAGGTTCGTGCCGTCGTCGCCGCCGATGCGCACGCGCACCATGGCCTTGGGGAGCTGGTCGTTGTCGCGCTCGACGTCGAGGCCCCACGACGCGGCGATGCCCGTCGCGCCCGTGGGCGCCGCAGGGATCAGCGCGAGGTCGCCCGGGTCGAGCCGGATCTTGTCGTAGAGCCACAGGCACGCCTCGGTCGGCGTGTGCATGTAGGCGCGCGCGCTGGTGACGCTGTCGCCGGGGTTCGCGGGGTACGCGTTGGACCCGCCTTCGCCCCACGCCCACGTGATTTCCAGGCGCCGAGCAGGGGAGGCGCCCGCGTTGATGTAGTAGCCGTTGGAGTCGACGCCGTGCACCACCGCCACGCCGAGCGCACGCGCGGCCTCGGTCCAGCGCTCGAGGAACACCTCCGCGCTCGGGCTCCAGCCCGACCCGTGTGGATAGGTCGCGCTGTTGTGCAGATAGATCGCAGCGCCGCCGCTGTTCGGCACGGCCCACCGCGCGAACAGCGGCGTGAACCGCGGCGGCTGGTCGTTCGCGTCGTTGGTCGTTGTGCGCCCCGCGATGTGGTGCCCGTAACCGTACAGGTACACCTCGACCGCCCGTGTCTCCTCGGCGAGCGCCTTGCTCGCGTGGTCCACCGGGATCTCCCACGCGGCGCCCGCGTCCGACATGCGCGTGCCCGGACCCACCCGCCCGTCGTAGATCAGCGTGGGGTCCGTCACGGTCGTGCCCGAGAGCTGCAGCGCCCACACCGTCACGCGGCGCCCGAGGGTGAACGGCAGCGCGTCGCCCTCGAAGACCCGCGGGGGCGCGAAGCCCTGCGTGACCTGGTGCCGCCGTGCCTTCGTGCCAGCCGTGCCGCGCGTGCAGCCCGTGACCGAGCCCGAGGTCTTGCCCGTGTACGTGATGCGCTCGCGGCCGATGTGCAGCACGCCCGACGATGGGAACGCCGCCGTTGACCGCACGCCGATGCTCGTGGCCGTCGCGGTGATCCCCGTCGTGAGCGTGCTCACGTCCATGGCGTCGCGCGCGCCGAGCAGGGCGGTGACGCCGCCGCCGATGTCCGCCAGCTTGAGCGAGATGCTCGACACGTCGATCCCGCCGTCGATCGGGCGGATGCGCTCCTCCACCGTGAGCTCGTCGAGCGCGAGCCACGGGCGCGTCGTGGGGCTCGTCCCGGCGTGCCACGCGGGGTCGGCCGCGTCCGTCCACGCCACGGTGGACACCGTCACGCCGTCGCCCACGAGCAGGTGCGGGATGCCCGCGATGAGCACGCCGTACACGACCTGCGCGCCCTGCGACGCGGCGGTCTGCCAGTTGATGCGCTCGACGGTCACGCCCGCACCCCCGTGTACGGGCTCACCCTTGTGAGCCGCGCCGTCCACGTGGTGTACCGGATCACGTCGGGGATGGTGCGCGAGGTGCGCGGCGCGCGAATCGTCTCGGGCGTGACCGTCACGTAGTCGAAGCGCTCCGAGCTACTCGACCGGACGGTCTGGTAGTCGTGCGCGTAGGTCCAGGTCTGCCCGATGGCGAGCCGCAGCATGTCCCGCACGCTCCACACGCCCGTGTGGCTCCCCACCGTCGAAAGGTTGGCCTTCACGGGCGCCCACGGGGTGATCGCGTCCGAGGTCACGCCCGGTTCGTCGGGGATGAACGAGAACACCATCTCCGTCTCGTGCGTCTCCTGCGCACCCATCACGCCGTAGGTCGTGCCGCCCGCGGCCTGCTCGACGGCCATCTCGCGCCGCGGCGCCCACGGGCCGCTCGCCTGCCCCGCGAGGAGCGCGACGTGCCGGGGCATGCGGTCGGCCGTGCGCGTGGTGAAGCTCCCGGCGATGCCGCTGGTGAACCCCAGGATCGCGCCGAGCGTGCCGCTGTGCAGGGCGCTCATGGTCACCGCCGCCGACGCCGTGATGGTCACGAGGCCGTTCGCGTTCATCGCGAAGGTGATCGTCTCCGACCGGCCCGCGCCCGTGAGCGCCGCCGCGATGGCCGCGTTGAGCACCGCGAGCAGGTCCGTCGCAGCCGTCGAGAGCAGCACGCGGTACGTGCCCGATGCCACGGTCACGTTCACCGGGCTCGTGCCCGAGGCAAAGGTCATCGCGAGGTCGGTCCCGCCGCTCGTCCACGCGAACGGCGCCGCCAGCATCACCGAGGGCCGTAGCTGATCACTCATGCCGCACGCTCCACCACGCGCGACGGGAGCCGCACGCCAGCCTGTTCGCCCTCTTCAAGCACGTCGCGCACGTGTCGGGCGAGTTCCCGCGGACTTCCGAGGATGCCGCCGCCGTACACGATGGTGAGGTTGCGCCCGCCCGCCGCCTCGGCGTCCTGCTGCGTCGGGGGCGGGAGCGCGGGCGCGGTCGCCGGCGTCCCCGCTGCAGCGCCGCCACCGCCCGAGCCCCGGGCCGCGCCGAGGATGGCCCCGGCACCGAGGGCCGCGACACCGACGGCGGCGTAGGCACCCGCGGCTGCGAAGTGCCCCGGGGCGAGGGGCGCCGTCAGCACGCCCGCGAGCGCCGCAACGCCCTCGGCCGTGCTCATCGCGGCCTTGACGATCGCCTCCTGCCCGATGCCGGTCACGACCTCCTGGACCATGTTGAGCACGCCCTCACCGACCGACTCCTGCCCGGAGATGATCAGGTTGACGTGCTTGCCGAAGCTCTCGCCGAACTTGTTGATGGCGCTGTTCGCCATATCCACCGAGGCCGTGGTCGCGCTCGCCTGTCGTCGGTGCAGCCGCTCCCACTGGTCCGTGAAGCTCTCCTGCACGCGCAGGCGCTCCTCGCTCGTGGCCCGCTCGCGCTCGACCTGGGTGTCGAGGGCGCGCTGTGCCGCCTGCTCGGCCTGCACCGCGGGGTCGCGCACATCGGCGAGGGATGCCTCCGAAGCCGTGCGCGCGTCGCGCCGTCCCTCGCGGGCGCGCAGGCGCAGGGCGTCGAGGGGGGAAACGCGGTTGGTCGCGTCCGCCAGCGCCTGCCGCGTCTCGCGCTCCTTCTCCGCCGTCGCCGCGAGCTGCTCGGGGTCCATCTCCCCGGCGAAGGGCGCGGGCTGTCCCGCGTCGGGGCCGCTCCGCTCGAACGCCCGCCCCATGAGATCTTCGAGCGTCGGACGGCGCGGACCAGCGTTGTCGTTCGCGGTCACCGCGGCCGATGCCGCCGCCGCTTCCGGCTCCGTCGGCGCCGCCGCACGGTCGCGCGGGCTCGCCGGGTTGAGCGCCTCCATGATCTGCCCCGAGAGGAACCGCAGCCGCGTCTCAAGCAACTGCCGCCGATCTGCTGCGGCGTTGGGGTCTGCGCCGCGGCGCGCAGCGCGCAGCGCATCAACCGCGCGCTCGGCGTCGTTCGCCCCGAGCCCGGTGGCCACGCTTTCGAGGTTGCCCGAACTCAGCACGCCCGTCGCAGAGTTCCGCGCGCGCGCGAAGCCCTCCAACACCGTCTGCTCGTTGGTCGCGCGGAGGTCGTCCACCTCGGAGCGGATCGACGCGATGGTCCCGGCAACCTCCGTGAGCTGCTGCGCGTTCAAGCGGTTCAGGCTGAGCCCCGCGTCGGGGAGCAGGTCCGTGGACATGCCCTGCTCGCGGAGCACCTGCGCCACGTTCGCGCGGTTCTGCCGCACGTCCTCAAGAAGCCGCGTGCGCTCCCGCTCCTCGCTCGCGTTGCGTTCCGCGTTGGCGCGCCGGGCCGCAAGCTCCGTAAGGTCGTCCCCGAGACGGCGGATGTCCGTCGAGAGGTTGTTGACGACGTTGTTGAGCCCGAGGCCCTGCGAGGCGAGCGAGGCGAGCGCGCTCACCGCGTCGGTCGCCCCGCTGGACATCGCGTCCATGCTCTCGCTCGCCGTGCGCAGCGCGGGATCAGTCCCCTGCGCCGCCTCGCGCATCTGACGCAGTGCGCTCTCGAAGGTCTGCGCGCGCGTCGCGCCCTGCTGCACCGCGATGCCGTACTTGCGCAGCCCGCCCTCTTCGCCCTCGCGGAGCGCCTCGGTGAGCTCTTGCACCGCCTCCTCGGCGGACTGCGTCACGTCCCGGTGCTCGCGCGCGTGGCGCGCCACCGAGGCGAGCTCTTCACCCGACACGCGCAGCCCGGAGTTCACGAGCGCCTGCTGCGCGCGGTAGGCGCTCAACGCCGTGACCGTGCCCATGGTCGCACGCGAGACGAGGTCATACCCGCCCGCCACGCCCGCGGCGGCGCGCGCGTTGAGGTCGCCCTGGGCTGCGAGACGCCCGAACGCCACACCCGCGGCAACCGCGGCGGCGGCGCCCCCGGCAATGCCCGCGGTCACCTCGCCCATGCCCACGGCGAAGCGCGAGGCGCGCCCGCTGGCCTCGCCGATCTGCTCGCGGAGCTGCGAGAAGCTGGAGCCGATCGCGCCGCTCCCGATGCGCGCTCCCTCGTCGTGCGCGCGCTTGAGCTCGTCCGCGAGGGACGCTACCTGCCGTTGAAATGCCGCGTCAACCGCCCCCTCGATGATCACCCGTTCGGTCACGCTGCACCTCCCGACACGTCCCGTCGCACCGCACCGCACCCGCCCACGGCCCGCACCAGAGCGGCGCGCACGCATCCGTCGGCGCAGGCCCGTCGAGCACGTCGGCGTCGCACCCGCACGCCGCGCGGATCACGTCGGCGAGCGTCGCGCTCCCGGGCTCCCACCACCGCACCAGCGGGTGACGCGCACGCATCGCGCGCACGCCCCGAGGACTCCACCCCGTCGCGAAGATCAGCACGCGGCGAGGCTACTCCTCCCGGGCTTCCCGTGCCTCCCGCTCCGCACGCTCCGCGCGCACCATCGCCGCCCGCGCCGTCTGCACCGCGAGGATGGCCTCCCGGTCCGCCGCTGTGACGTCCCGTCCGAGCGCCTCGGGCCAGGGCATCCCGACGCCGCCGTCGCCCGTGGAGGTCAGCGCCATCGCGTCGAACACCTCCCGCGTCCAGCCATCGCGCGGGTGGTAGACGCCCTCGAAGGGGCACCCCTCGCACGCGGGGGCACCCGGCGCCACCGCGCGCCAGAAGCTCTCGGCGAGCAACGCGAGGTTCGCCCTGGGTTTCCCGCCCCGACCGCACCCCCACGCCACGCGCGCGCCCTCGGCGCCACGCTCCGCGGCGGCGCGCGCCTCGGGCGTTCGTGGACTCGTCCGAGCTTTCTCCGCGCGCCTGCACCCGCACTCCCTCTCCGTCGCCTCGACGACGGCTACGCGCCGCCCGAGTGCGACGGCAGCACGAAAGGGCTCAGGGCCCTCGGGTGCACCGTGGCCCGCTGCAGCGCCAGGCTCCCGAGCTCCTCGATGCCCTCGCCGCCCACGAGCTCCTGCAGCCGCGCAACGCCCTTCTCGGACAGGACGCCGTCGGTCGCGTCGAGCTCCTCCGCGGAGCCCGTGACCTGCGTGCCCTCGACGGTCCACGCGGTCATCACCTTGCGCGCCGCGTACTGGCACGCGACGAGGCGGCGCTGCGGCTCGTTGGGGAATCCGAGCGCCGCCGCGCGGAGCTTCGCGCTGAGGGGCGCGAGTTCCACGAGGACGGGCTGCTGTCCCGGCACGAGGGTCACCGCGGCGAGCTGCGCGACCTCGCGGCCCTTGACGTAGGCCATGAGCGCCTCGCGCTCGGGGCTGTTCGGCTTCGTCGTCGCGATGGCCGGGTCGCCCGAGCACGCGGCCCACAGGGGGTGTGAGGGGTTCGGCACGATCAGCCCCACGCCACGATCACGTTGGAGGAGCCGAGGTCCGTGGCCGCGAGGCTGTTCCTCTGCGCCGTGAGGACCATCTGGCAGAACGCCAGCTCCCCGTCGGGCACCACCGTGGGCGGCGTCGCGGGGACCGCGTTCGGCACGTGCACGAGGAACGCCCGGCCCGAGGTGCCCGTGCCCGAGAAGCCGAAGAGCACGAGGTGCCGCGAGCTCATGTTCGCGAACGCAGTGACCTCCGCGGTCCCGCCGCGCAGGGTGATCTGCACCTGGATCTGCTGCTGCGGGCTCGCGACCTCCTTGATCGCCGCGAGGGAGGACACGCCGCCGGCGCCCGGGATCTCCTGCCACTGCCGCGGGATCGTCAGCCTGACCGCCGTGATGAGCGACGCCGAGGGCGTGCTCGAGAGCGACGACGCGAGCCACAGCCCGCCGTTGCCCGTGGACACGTCCAGGGCGAAGGGCGCGGCCATGTCGTCGCTCACCGCCGTCTCGGAGAGCGACAGGTCGCCGAAGCCGTCGTGGTCCGCCGCCGTGCCCGTGAGGGTGAGCATGGGGACCTCACCGAGCGGGAGGGTGAGCTCCGGCGAGAACACGCAGCCCCGACCGCGCGACTGCGCCTCGTTCGACCCGGCCTCGATCGGCGCGTGGTCGACGGTAAACGTCTGCGTGTCGTCCTCGGCGAGGAAGTAGTTGTAGAGGTTGCGGATCACCTCGCCCGCCTGCGGCGTGCCCGGGAGCGGAGGCTGCACCGTGAGCACGTCGGTCGCGATGCCCGTGACCTGGTGCAGCGTGAGCCCGCCGCCCGTGGCCTCGTAGAGGAACCACTGCCCGATGGCGAAGCGGGTGCCGTGCCCCGTGGTCACCGTCACGTCTGCGCTCGACACGCTCACCACCGCGGACCCGGCCGCGGGCGTGAGCTCGCCGCCCATCGCCGCGCGCCACAGGAGCTGGTGCGAGAGCGCGTCGGCGTGCGAGAACGCCACCGGCGTGGCCGACGCGTTGAGCCGCCCCGAGGGGGGCTTCACGTCGACCGCGAGGGCCACCGGGCTCCCGCTCTTCATCCCCTTCACCGGCGTCTGGTACGCGCGGCGCGAGGTCAGGCTGTCCTGACGCGCGATCATCTTCTGCGTCTTGCCCGCGAGCGGCCACGGCGGGTCGGCGCGGTTGAGCAGGGCCTTCATGTTGCTCGACGCCGTGCCGAAGGTCGCCTCACGACCGAACCGCACGATGCCGTTGCGCTTGTTGACGTTCTCCCAGGTCATCTCGCCCTCACTTCACCCGCACCACGCGGAACCGCGAATCCTTGAGCCACGAGGCCAACTGGCCCGAGGCCTTCATCTTGTTCGTCGACAGCCCGAGCTTGCGCTTGCGCTCCGTCCACTCCGCGCTGTTCGCCGGGATCTCCCCCTCGATGTCCGCGCCCGAGTGCAGGGCGCGCGCGAGGAAGGTCTCTTTGACGAACGGCGCCAGCGCGAACATCACGTTCTGCGGCTGCGGGATGGCCTTGCCGCGGAAGCGCGCCAGCACGTACGAGAGCGCCCGCGCCTTGAAGGCCGCATCGAGCTTCGTGAGCGTGCGCCCGCTCGCCTCGAGGTACTGCAACACCTCCGCGTTGGTCGGCTGCTTGCCCGCAGGACCCTTGCGCGGGCGCAGTGTGGGGTAGGGACGACGGGCCGTGGCGGGGCCGTCGAAGGCGATCGCCCACGTCTCGCCCATCTTCTCGACCACGCCACGGAGCTGCAGCTCCATGAGGCGCAGCGCGCTGACGTTGCTGCGGACGTTGATGCTCATGTGATGCTCACCTCCACGTCGAAGAACACCGTCGCCAGCGCCCTGTTCAGCTCCGCGATCCGGTCGCACGACGTCGGCCCCGAGCGACGCACGCTCACGATGGCCGGGGTCGTGCCCGACCACGAGGTCGCCTGCGTCACCGCCGCCTCGATCGTGTCGAGGTCGGAGGCCGCGTCGATGCTCGCGCCGTCGAAGCTCCCGCGCGCCGTGGCGCTCACCGAGAGCGCGTCGCGGCCGAACAGGTAGCCCACGCGCACCGCGACGCGGATCAGCTTGTACCGCGGCGTCATCGCGCGGTTGATGCCCGTCTCGCCCGTGCGGTAGTCCGTGGCCACGATCCCCACCGACACGCCGCGGTGGAAGAGCGCGCCGGGAAACTCCGGGTCGGTGATGTCGGCGTGCGCCTGCACGCCCTTGAGCGTGGTCACCGCCGCAACGGCGAGCGCCTGGATCTTCGCGGGAATCGCCGAGAGGTCAGCCACGGCCCCACCCGAACCCGCGGCCGGTGCCGCGCACGTCGTCGATAGGCTGCGCGCGTGCGATCTCGCGCTCGAAGGAGTCGCGGAAGAACGCCGCCTGCTGCGCGAACTGGTCGCCCGTGCCCTCGCGGGCGATCTGTTGCACGCTCTCGAAGAGCAGCGCGAGCACGAGGTCCGTCTCCGCGCGCGTCACACCGGCCGTGCTCGACACCGACGCCTCGGTGATCCCGCGCTGCGCAAGGACCTCGACCACCTGCCCGTGGGCGGCGGTGATGAAGTCGTCGTAATCCGTGACCGCGGCATCGCCACGCGCGACGGCTGCAGCCGAGAAGGCCGACAGCGCGCCGCGCGCAGCGACGGAGCGGGCGTCGACCGTGGTGGTGGTCGCCCACACCATCAGCGGCTCCGCAGGGGCTTGATGGGCTTGACGGGGGGCGCCGGCGCCGCGGGAGGCACGGGGTCAACCGGGACCTCCCACGGGCCGACGATGGAGAGCGTAGGACCGATGCACCCGATGAGCCGCGTCGCGGCCTTCTCCGTTACGCCGTTCTGCGCCACCCCGTCGACGAAAGACACGCCGTGCGGCGCGATCATGCCGAGGTGCCCCGTGAACGCGGGATACGCGAGACGGAGCAGAAAGACGGCGTCGCTGCGGGCTTCGGAGACGGGCATGGCGGACTCCAGCGGGTGCGGGCCAGGTCAGTTGGTGATCTCGTCGGCCATCGCGATGGCCAGGTCGGAGCGCACGGCAAGGCCCATGTAGGCCTTGACGCGCACCTTCTGGCTGTCGGTGGTCGAGTCGGTGCCCAGGTTCAGCACCGTGACGCCGTTCTCCGACGCGATCAGCTCGTGGGCGAGCTCGTCGCCCATCGCGCTGTCGGAGTAGAAGCCGTGCACGCCCTCGTCCGCGTCGAGCGACGCGCAGAAGACCACCGCGCCGGTGCTCAGGGAGCCCTTGGCGCGGTTGAGCGGGCAGTAGTCCGACACGAAGATCGGGATGCCGTTGTAGCTCGGCACCACCACGGTCTCGCGCAGCGCCGGGATGTAGTTCTGAGAGACCTCCATCATGGTCACGCCGCCGAGGGCGCGCAGGAGCGCCATCACGCTGCGGCGCGTGCGGCTGTTCATGACGTAGGCCTTGCCCCGGCCCACCTTCACGAGGTCGGCGAGCTGGTCGAGCGTGGCGAGCGCGATGGCGTCGCCGTTGGTGCCCGAGGAGCTCACGGTCTGCCCGCTGGTGATGAGCCGCAGCAGGCCGTCCACCTCGGTCGTGCTCGAGGTCGGCGCGAACGTGAACACCGTGGTGCCGTTCGCCGAGAGCGTGCCGGCGAGGGTGACCGTGACCCACTTGTCCTCGTTCGAGGAGTAGACCTTCACCGCCGTCGCGTAGGTCACCGCGGTGCCGTACTCCGAATCGCCCGGGGCCTTGTACTGCACGGTCGTGCCCGAGTGCGTGTACTTGATGAGGCCGGGGCCGAGCGCGGGATCGTGGCCGGGGCCCACCACGATGGTCGCGCCGGACGCGCCGGACGAACCGAGCTCGGCGACGGTCACGGTCCAGTTCGCGTTGCCGGTGATGATGTCGTCGCCGTACGTGCGGCCGATCGACTTCGACGCCTTCGAGATCGCGATCGCCTTCGCGTTCGCCATCGAGGTCTGCGCGGCGTCGAGGGTGTTGATCGCCTGGTCGACGACGAGCGAGCGGCAGTACGCCGACACGCGCGAGAACGTGAGCGCGTCGGTCACGCTGATCGTCGCGCCGGGCGAGGGCTTCGACACCGCGGGGAGCGCCTTCTCGCGGTTGAAGTCGAAGGACTTCCCGCGGACCGGCACCAGCGGCAGGTTCGCCACGAGCTGATCAGACGTGACGATGTTCTCGATCACGCCCTGGATCAGCGGGTTGTTGGAGAGCTTCAGCAGTTCGACGAGAGAGAGGGCCATGACGTGTGCTCCTGGTTCTTCGGGGCGGGAGACATGGCCCGCCGCCGCTCAGCGACCCTTGAGGGACGCCGCGATCTTCTCGGTCGGAGACATCCCGGCAAACGCGGACCGACCACCCGCGCTCCCGCCACCGCCGTGGGCTGCACCGGCGCCGCCCGCGGCCTTGAAGAACTTGTTCAGCTTCGTGTCGACGAACCTCTGCCAGCCCGTTTCGATGGGCTCCACGTCCTCGCCCACGCGGATCGTGACGACCTCGCGCCCGTCGACCGCCTCCACCGCCATCGCGCTCGAGACGAGCGACTCGATCTCCGGCGCGATCTCCGGGTTGAACAGCCGCGTCGCGACCGAGCCGATGCGCGACGCCGCGGCGTGCTGCACCATCAGCCCGTGGCGGCGCTTGAGCTCGTCCTGCGCGCGCGCGGAGAGGTCCGCGATCTGCTTCTGGTAGCCATCGCGCTCGGCCGCGATCTTGCGATCCTGGCGCTGCTGCGCCGTGAGCTTCTCCTCCTCGGCGCGTGCGCGCTCGGCCTCGATCTCCGCGAGCCGCGCCTTGAGGCCCTCGGCCTCGGCCACCGCGGGCTCGAAGGTCGCCCGGAGCTTGCGCGTCTCGCGCGCGAGGATCGCGTTGACCTCGCTCTGCGTCAGGGTCTTCTCGGGTGCGGGCGACGCCTCGGGCGCCTGCTGCTGCTGCTCATCCACGAATCACGCTCCCGCCGGGGTCGTGTCCCCGGCCGTTGGCCCCGCGAGGGAAGGCACGAACTCCCCCGGCGCGGGTGCCGGGAGGTCGTTCACCGCCGCAGTGATCGCGGCGTCGGAAGTCTGCTGCGCCTGGCTCTGCGCGAAGGCCGCGCGGTCGCGGTCGGCGAGCGCCGCGAGCTCGTCGTCGAGCCGCTTCGCGTCCTCGGGCGCCAGCCGCGGGAACAGCGCCATCGCAATCATGCGACGGGCCTGCGCGGCCATCTCGGGCACGAGCTGCGCGCGCTCCTTGAGCACGGCCATGCCCGTGTCGGCGAGCTCCTCGGGCGCCTGCGGGTCGAACCGGCGCGGGTAGTTGATCGTCGTCGCGGCCTGCCACACCGAGGCGTCGGCACCGTCCCACGCCGCGAGGATCGACACGACGTCGCGCTCGAAGGCCTCGTGTTGCTCCGCGGCCACGACGAGGAGCCCGCTCATCTGCCGGTATCGGTAGCCGCGCGACACGCCCGACTCCGGCGCCTGGGTCTGCGCGGAGGGACGCTCCTGGTACGCGGCCTCGTAGATCCGCGTGGTGAGCTCCTCGGTGCGCGCGCCGTAGTGCACCGTGACCGCGGCGTCGGGCGCGATGAACGCGGGGCCTGACGCGTTGGTCGGGTAGGTCATCCCCGAGCGGGTGCCGACCTTCGAGCCCTCGACGCTCGACGGGTCATCGGTCTGCACCGTGAGGATCGGGAACACGCAGTCGCGCTCGATGGCGCGTAGCTCCGACCGCACGTTGAACAGCTCCAGCGCCGCCGCCACGCTCCCGGAGAGCACCGAGGGCGCGAGCAGGTCGCGCGGACGCGACGTCGGCACCCACCGCAGCAACGCCACCGGCACGCGGCCGAGCGTGTGCGGCACCTCGCCGGTGTCGCCCTCGATGACCCACTGCTCGTTGACCTCGCGCAGGTCGAAGCGGCGCCAATGCGCGGCGGTCCAGATCGTGACCGTCTCGGTCTCCGTCTCCGTGCCCGCCACCGGGTCGCGCGTCTCGCGCCGGGAGATGAGCTTCACCCACGCGAACCGCCCGCGCTCGTCAAGCTCCCAATCGGCCACCTCGCGCGGGTCGAGCCACCGGCCCACCGTGCCCGGCGTGGTCGCGGGCCGCTCACCCTCGGGACGGTCGATCAGGCACGCCGCCCACCCGTGGCGCAGCGCGGCCGACGAGCCCACCGCGACCCACGCGTCCACGTCGCCGAGCCCCTCGTCGGGGTCGGACCAGAACGCCTGCACCGCGTCGATGGTCGTCTGACGCACGGGCGACGTGGCGCGCATGTGGCCCTGGTAGGCCCGCGCCACCGGCGCAACGTGGTTGTCGTAGGTCGTGACCTCGACGCGCCCCGTGAAGTCGTCGGCCGTCTCGCGGCCGAACTGCACGAGGTACGTCTCGCCGTCCCGCACCTGACGCACGCGCCCCGAGGGGACCGTGCCGTTCACGCCGTGGTCGAACACGCGCAGGTCGCGCAGCCCCGCGAGGAAACCGCCCGCGCCCTCAATCGCGTCGTCGACCAGCCGCCAATGCGCGGCGCCGAGGGGGCCGTCGTGGCCCTCGTGGCGCGCGCGAAGGCGCGTGATCAGGTCGGTCGCGGTGGTCAAAGAGGACACGGCGGGTGAAGCGTGCCACGCGGTGACAGAGTATGTCAAAACGCGCGCGGGTTTCCGTGCGGGATCGGGCGGTTAGCTCCGGGGATGGGCTAGCGGTTGAAGCCGGTGTGTGTCGCGCCGCTCCCCGCGGTCCAGGCGTAGGCCAGCGCGTCCACGTCGTCGTCGTGGCGGTCGCTCACGCCCGTGAACCGGCACACCACGTCGAGGAACGGCCCGAGCCACGGCGCGCCCTGGGACGACGCGGGCACGCGCACGCGCCCCTCGTTCCACGCCGTCGCCACCGGCTGCGCGCGCACGAACTTGTCGCCCCGCGGCGCCAGCTCCGTCAGGCGTAGGCCGGGCTGCATCGCCCGCAGGGCCTTCGCGATGCTCTTGCCGTCGCGGCTCGCCTCGATGTGCATGGGCGCCATCCCGTGCCGCTGCTGCCACGCGACGAGCTCCCGCGCGGCCTCGCCGGGCTCCGCACGCAGGCGCAGCACGTCCACCACGTCAGCCCGCAGCGACAGCCCCGCACCGCGCACCGCGAGCGCGACGGCCACGGTCCAATCTGAGCGCGTGCCCTCGGTGCCCGCGGGGTCGACCGCGAGCACGAGGCGTGCGCCGTGCAGGTCGGGGGCGGCGTAGCGCGCGGGCGCGCGGAAGACCTCGCCACCTCGAGCACGCGGCGCGCCCATGAACAGGGAGTGCCAGTCGTACTCGTTCGCGGCGCGCTTCTTCGCGAGCTCGGGCACGGGCCACCGCGAGGGCCACAGCGGCGCACCGGCGTCGTCAATGGCCGGGAGGTTCACCACCTCCCACCGCGCCGCCGCGCCCATGTCACCGCGCGCGAGGCGCCCGATCAGGTCGTCCTCGTGCCAGCGGGTGTGCACCACGATGCAGGACCCCTCGGGCTCGATGCGCGTCCACAGGGTTGAGGTGAACCAATCCCACGTGCGCTGGCGGATGAGCGCGCTCTCAGCCTCCTCGCGGTTCTTCACGGGGTCGTCCACCACCGCCAGGCGCACGCCCTGCCCGGTGAGGGGACCGCCGATGCCCGTGGCGAGCACGCCCCCGCCCGACGTCGTGCGCCATTCGGCGAGTGTGCTCCGCGCCGGGTGGAGCCTCACCCCCTGCGACGTGGCGAAGTCGCGCGCCCGCAGGCTCTTCGACTCCGCGAACGCGCTCGCGTAGCTCACGTACCCCAGGGCGTCCTCGGGGCGGCGCGAGAGCCACCACGCGAGCGCCGCGAGGATCATCTCCGTCTTGCCGTGGCGCGGCGGCACGCTCACGCAGGCGAACACCGGCTCGCCGGCGAACGCGCGCTCGAACAGGCTCGCCACGGCGGCGAGGTGCGACGGGCGCTCGTACCCACGCGAGAGGCGCGGCACAAAGTCGAGCAGGCCCGTGGGCTCCTCGAGCGCACGTGCGGCCTCGATGAGCTGGTGCAGGGCGCGGCGCTCAGCCGCCGTCAGGTGATCCCACTCCGCCAACAGCTCGTTCGCGAGCTCGGCGGAGAGTGGCAGCGGCTCGCTCACGGATCTCCTCCTCGGACAGCGCCTCGGCGCTCGCTACGGCGATGGCCACGTTGCGCGGCCCCACGAGGCCCTGCACCTCGGCGCGGAGCTTGAGCAGCCGCGCGCGGTCGGCCGCGTTGGTCGCGTCCACGGTGGCGGCGTCGATGCGCGCGAGCATCTCCTCCCGGGCGCGCGGGCGCTCGGCCTCGGCCTCCGCGGCCCACTGGTCACGGATCGCGGCGAGGTCTTCGACGATGGTCTGGTGATGCACGCCGAACTGCGCGGCACCCATCTCGCACACCGCGCCGGGGCGATGCCCCATCGTCAGGTGCTTCGCCACCCACGCGCGGCGCTGCTGCACCGACGCAGACGGCGGAACCGTTGCTTCGGCTGCGTTGCCGCGTTGCGTCATTTTCGCAGGTCGCGTCATAGGCGATTAGCAGGGACAGCCTATGTCACTCACGCCGCGCCGTCCAATCCGCGCCGCAGCCCCTCCGCAATGCGCGCCCCCGCAGCCTCGGCGTCAGGGGACCGCACCAGCTCCCGGTCGAGCCGCGTGAGCTCGTCGCTCACGGCGCGGAACGCGTCCTCGGTGCGGTCGTTGAGCAGGTCGAGCAGCACGGCGCAGAGCACCGCGGGCCTCGTGGGCGCGGGGCACGCGTTCACCCCGTCGGCGATGCGGTCCAGCGCGGCAACGGCCCGGCCGTGCGCATGGCCCGAGGCGAGCACGTGGTGGCGCCGCTGCACCCGGGCGCACGCCGCGAGGATGCGCCGGGCCACCCACGCGCGGGGTGCCGGGAGGCCCGCGCCCTGCGCCCACTGGTCCGCGGCTGCGACGGCCACGAGGGCGAGGCTGACGGCCCCTGGCGTGCCCTGCAGTGCCCGCGGACGGGTCAGGACGGGCGATGGCGCGGCCGAGGGCGGGAGAGGGCGCGCGGGAGGTCCGAGAAGCGGGGATGGATCCACAGGGATGGCCCGCGGCGGGGTTTGGGAGTTTGGGGAGGATGGGGAGGATCGTGGGGAGGATCGAAAAGCGCGCAACCCGTTGATGTTGCAGCGGTTGGGGAACTTGGGGAGTTTGGGGAGGATGTTTTCAGCCCTCCACGTGCACGCCTGCGCGCAGCGCGCGTACGCACATACGTGAGGGGTAGTATCCTCCCCAAACTCCCCATCCTCCCCAAACAGTGTGTTTTCAATGGGTTGCGTTGGGGAGGATTGATTTCGCACCCTCCCCATCCTCCCCAAACAGTTTGTTTTCAATGGGTTAGGATCGGAGCCCGTGCGGGAAACAGGGCGCGAGGCGCCGCTGATCCTCCCCAAGTCGACCACGGCGGGGCAAACTGCCTCAGTTGAAACAAGCATCGCCGTCCCCCTGGGGGCCGATGACCGCAGCCCCGGTGCGGCGCACGATCCACCGCGCGGCGCCCCCCTTGTGCGTGTTGCGCCCGATGCGGCGCCCCCCGACGACCTTGCCGTCGAACTTGGCGAGGAGCTTTCCCACGGACCCCGGGGTCTGCTCGGCGACGCGGCGCTTCGGGTCGAGCGCGTCGAGCGCCTCGCGGATCAGCCGCACGCCCTCCTGCGCGGCAGCGGTGGGCACCGGCGCGGAGCCGCGGAGCATGGCGAGCACCTCGGACGGGCTGCGCCCCTCGTCGCCCCCGAGAGCCTCCCACCCCGTGAGCAGCATCCCGAGGGCGGTGGCGCCGTCGTCGACTGCGCGGAGCCCGTCCTGGGTGCGGTGGATGTCGGGGTAGCCGTACCACCAGAGCACCTGCGGGACGATCGCAGCCCACTCTTCGAAGCTCCCCCAGGGCGTGAGGCGCGCGGTGGGGCGCCCGGCGACGACCCATGCGCGCAGGGCGGTGAGGGCGTCGGTGATGATGGTCGGTGCGTGGGTGAGCGCGTCGCCCGGGAGGGCGTAGCGGTAGACGATTTCGCGCTCGGCGGGGCGCTCGACGTCCGGTCGGAGCCGCACCCGCACGAGGCGGCGGATCGTGTCGTTGGGCACGGTGGGGTTGTTGCCTGTGGCGACGATCAGCGTGTCGTTGCGCACGGAGACGTTGCCGGTCTGTCCGAGGATCCGACCCTTCCAAAGCGGCCACTGCGTGAGCGCGCCGTCGAGGCCTGCGTGACCGAAGCTCGAGCCCGTGGCGACGTTGTCGAAGAACACCACGCGCCGCCCCTCAAGGAGGTTGCCGAGGTGCACCTTGCCCCACTCGTCCTCTTCGGCGTGCCAGCGCTCGGCGTCGGGAACCTGCCCCGTGCCCATCGCCGCGAGGGTCTTCGCGAGCAGGCTCTTGCCCGCACCGGCGTCGGGCGCGTCAATGAGCCATCCGGGGACCGCGCCCGCGATCATGGGACGGGCCACGAGGGTAAGGACCATTGCCAGTGCGGCGGCGACGTTGAGGCGCACGATTTCGTCGGGGTCGTCCTCGTCGCTGCCGATGTCGAACGGGAACTCCGACACGACGTCGGCGATGCGCGTCATCGCGGCGGTGCCCTCGTCGGGCGTCGGGCTCTCGGGCACGCGGGGGAAATCCCGCCGCGGGCAGAAAAGGTACCCCGTGGGCGCGTCGTACCCGGGGACGTCGAGCACGGTGCCGTCGCGGCGCATCACCGGGGCGTCGACCACGCCGGTGAGGGGGCGGATCCCGGGCCACTGCCCGCGGGCGTGGACGGCGGCGACGCACCACAGGGGCGGGTGCTCGACCTTGCGCACGAGGACGCCGCGGCGGTCGGGGCCGAAGCTGTGGAACGCCACGCGGCGCGAGATGATCTCTCGCAGCGACGCCGGCGGGAGCACCTCGGTGCGTGGGGGCCGCGCGTCGACGGGCGAGTCGTCGATGCAGACGCGCACGAGCGATCCGCCGCGCGAGTAGATCGAAGGCTCCCGCGGTAGCACGTCGAGCACGGTGTCGTTGACCGCGTGTTCGTTGTCGGTCACCTCGACGGCGACGCGTGCCGCGAGCGCGGGCTGCTGGTCCTGCCCGTCGTCGGTGGCGTCGCTGCCGGGCTGCTGGTCCGCGGGCGCGGGTGCCGCCGCCGTGCGCGCCGCGATGCGCGCCTTGACCTCGGCGCTGTGCCCCTCGGGGTGCTTGCAGGCGCTCGCGACGATTGCCTTGACCTCGGCGGGGTCCAAGGGCGGCACACACCGCGCGTCG